CAATAAATTTTAGACTAGTGCCGGGACGAATTAATTTGAGTATGCTTGTTGTGAATGTTCCTAATAATTGTTTTATACCATTTATGTTTTGTAAATATCCCGTGCTTATATTTGTATCAGAACTTGATTTTTCCCAAGTTATATTTAAATCGTTTGTATCAACTTTAGGAAATTTTACAAAGTAATAATTTCTCATTTCCTTACTAGATAATATAGGTTCTATATTGTTAAGTATTACACCGGACACATCGGTCTGTGTCAAAAATGTAAACTTATTTTTATTTGTAATAATTTCTTTGTAAATAATTCCATCAGTACCAAATAAATTAGTTTTACTATATTTTCCTGTTGCATCTAATAAATCAAAATATCTACTTATTCCGCTTGCAATCCTATTGACAGATTTAGTTTTTATAACTTCTTGACTAATACTCAACGGTCCAATTTGGTAATCTTCGGCTGTAACTAATCTATTTTGTGTATAATAAGTTGCAGGAGCACGTTGACGTATATTAGCATTAGTTTCAGAAACTGTTGCATTATCTACTGTGCTTTGTAGGCTATATGTAATACTAATTGTTTCTATTTTTCCTACCTTTGAAGCATAAGAAATATCAATACTAATGCCACGCATATCTTTAGGGTCAACTACAAGTCTTGCATTTTTACTTGTTCTATAATAAACTCTAAAATTTCCTTGCGGTAAATTTCCAAACACACCGTCTGAAAATATTAAACTTACTCTATCATCGATTCTAGTTAATACACTAAAAATATTTCTAATATTCTTTGAAAGACTATTGTAGATAACATTGTTACCTTCTGTTGCTTCAACCTTTGTCCATTGTTCTATTTCTCTACCAAAACTATCTAATTTGTAAAGCCATAAATCAGTATTATTGACATTTGTTGCATCAACTGCAACTGTCTGATTAGTGCTTGGATTACTTACATTAAATGTTCCTTGGTCTAAGGTACCTTGACGGAAATGACAGAAAAATCCTGTGTTACTACTTGCTGGGCCGCGACCATCATCTCTATATAAGAATGCAAAGTTGTTACCTGGAAAAGGTGCTTCTTCTAAAATAGCCCCGTCGGATATATCAGTAGAAACTATTTCAAACCTTGTAGTAGATCCGTCTACTGATTTAGAAAAACTAAAAGCAGGTACATCTGAATTTGTAGAATTAAATCTATATTGTTCGGTAGGAATTCCATTTATATTTTCTTTTTTGACAGGTCTGCCAAATGTTCCGTTTACTGGAAGTGCTGCATTAAGCACCTTTGTAAATTGCTCATTCCAATCTGGATTAGAAGGGTCGTTCCATAAAATTGTTTGATTTTCTAAATTATTATTATTACTGTCAAAAATTGTTTCAGTCGTGCTTACACTTTCAATCTTTAGCAAGCCATTTGCAGCAATATTTCTTTTTGGGTTATAGGATAACAATCTTGCAAGACGTAGCACACTTTCTCTGCGTTCTGCTGTTTCTAGGAAATTTTCTCTAGCATTCAAATCAACTCTAAATGCTAAATTTTGTCCTAAAAATGCAATCAGATCTATAATGGCAAGGTATTCGGAACTTTCAATGTAATCGTTAAAATCTTCTGGATAATTTTCTCTTAGATAAGAGATCATTGACCGACGTAAATTGTCAAAATCATAACTTTGGAAATCAGCATTTTTATAAGACTGATAAATGCGTTTCCAATCTTCAGCTACTAATAATCTATTTTGTCTATCTGTTGACGACATGGCTCTTCCTTCTATACAGTATTTAGCTTATTGAGTAATATGCGTATATTATTATGTATTCAAAAAGCCATTGCTTTGATCAAATGTTAACTTCATGTTTTCTGAAATATTATAAGGAAGATACGTAAGACTCACTTCTACTTGCAGGCCACTTTCGTACTGATCAACTACTACATTATTCACTTTTACTCTTGGGTCATAATTTACAATGTTTGACACATTTTCAATAATAGCATTTTTCATATCGCCGGTAAAAGGTTCAAAAAGTGCGTCCCATATAATAGTTCCAAATTCTGGATCACTTAATTTTTCACCCTGCCTTATATGAAAATGGTTTAAAATATCCTGTTTTATTAATGAAAGATCATATAATACCTTAGATGAATTGCCTTCATTTACTGTACTAATACCCCTATAAGTACGCGAACCTGGTACAGAAGTGCTTTTGCTTTTTTTACCCGGAACGCTAATTTGTTTATAAAGTTGCTTTTCTAAATTACTCATATCTTATTTACCTTACCTTCCTTTACGGAATGTGTCCGCTACTTTTTTGTATTCTGCTTCAAAATTGTTTTTGTAATCATTTCCGTTTTTATCAACTTCCACAATAGTGTTTTCTGGATTTTCTCTATCTGTCTTTGATGGCACAAACTCTAGAGGATTTAGATTTTCATGTCCAAACCAAGGCTCGTGTTGAGGAGTTCTTAACGGAGTATACGCAGGTGTAGCTGATGGTCCGTTCATGTTAATACCGTCTGGTGCTGACTCAGTATGGGTTTTAGCAGAAATATGAGTGCCTTCGCCTGCTGTTATTCTTCCATCTTTGCCTGCTTTTAAACAAATATTTCTTCCTGCAGACATTATAATATCTCTATCAGCAGATATGTTAATATCATTTTTTGTGTGTACGCTTACACTGTCTTGTGCGTAAATATCAATCTTTCCTCCAGCTGTCATTTCTATCCATGTAGATCCTTTTGCGTTTCCTATATAGATCAAATCTTCAGTATTATGCATAAGGATTTGATGACCTGTTCTAGTGCGCCATCTTGTTAGTTCATTGTGCGGCAATGTGACATCACCTACTTCATCTTTTTCTACACTAGAATATTCTGGTGGTCCTGCTTTTGGTCCGCTTGCAGGAGTTTTTCTTAATAACATAGGATCGCCATCATCCATTACAAATGTAGTTCCTCCTAATCTGTTAAAAGGAACTTGGCTTCTACCAAAATTTTCTCCGTAATTTGCTGTAGGTTTTCCTTGTCGTCTATCAGCAGGTCCTGGAGTACTCAAACCAAAAACCATACTAGGAACTTCTCGTCTAGCACTGGTAGTGGTTGTACCACGTATACTATCTCCTGATAAACCTTGTGTATCTAATATATTGCAAGTATCCATATCACAAGGCTTAATGTATTTGGTAGGATCTCTACCAGTTGCAGTTTCTAATGCTTTGTTATATTCTCCTACTGGTTTTGGTGATGTAGAATCTTCGCTATTAAATGTAGTAGATGCTCTTCCAGGAACCATAAAATTCATATATTTGTCTTGTACACACCCAATCCAATATCCGAATCCGTAACTTTCTTCCATTGCAAGGACAACCACTTTAGTTCCTACGTCAGGCGGTATAGCCCACATTCCATAACTTTTTTGTGTGTTGTCAAAACCTGGATTAGGTTTTACTCCTTCTCTAGGTGTAACGCCGTAAAAAGGGCTTACATAATAACAGGGGAGTAGGTATCCACTCCCACCTTCAGGATTACCAGCATCATTTAATTTTAGTATTTCTACTTCGATAGATCCCATATATTCGCTATCTAAATGATTTACAATCTTACCTATATAAGGTCCAGAGCCCTCCATCCAGTCGGGCCGGTTTTGTCTTGTAAATTGATTCCTACTACTCATTTAATAATCCTATATTTGGTCATTGCCGCCGAATTGATCTGATGTGCCTTTGCTTTGATTAGAATTTGCATCTGCCGCATCGTCAGCATACTCAGTGTAAATTTTGTTATCTTGTGTAGTAGGTTGACTGTTAGTATCCCTACCTTCTTGATTACGTCTTCTAATTAATTTAAGTTGTTGGTTAAATACACCTCCGGACAGAGTAGACATACAAAATATAACTTGGTATAATCCGCTAAAGGCGCCAACTGGTTTTGTTCCGTTTCCTGGAAACTCCATAGAACCATCTTGGTTATAATCTAACGGAGTTCTAAAATTTAATATTATATCAACTTCACTGCTTTGGTAATCCATAGTACCGTCTTTGGTCATGTTTATTATAGGTGTTTCAGCCGCATTATAGTTTCCCATTCCACTATCAGCTATATAATATGGATCTCCCCATATAGTCATATTTGCTGTGACTAAATCTACATTACTGTTTACAATAGCATCGTTGAAATCCCTAGCAATTGATTCTTTTGTGCGTTCTGCTAGTCCGCCCTTTCCGGTGCCACCAGCTTTTGCTACTTCCTTAGTGGTGCTGTTGCCACTATTACTTAGGTTGTTTGTGTCGCCTGAAGCAGGTTTATACGCAGGATGTCCTGGTGATACTCCGGGACTTTGACTCTTTTCTTCTTTTGTTCCTGCTTTATTTTCGCCGCCAAATGGCATAATTGCTGTAAAAAATGCTTTGTCAAATTCAAGGTTAAATTCTAACACATCGTCGTTTTTGCCGGTGTATATATAATCGTATTCTTTACAAGCCTGTTTTTCTAATGCTTTTATTCCCGGACTTGCTTTTGTAGGAGGCATGTATCTATTGATGTGAACTTTATAGGGTACAACTCTAAATACATATAATTTTGGAAACTGTCCGGTTAAATCCATTTGTTCATAATTAGTAATATCATACACATCAGTTTCTATCTTAAACCAATTTACCAACCCGTTACTATCTGGTTCGGCTTCTGCTACTTTTCTACCATAATCACTTAGTATTATTATTTCTTCAATAATATCTTGTATTTTTGTACCGCTTTTAAATGTTAAATCGCGACCTTTATTGCTAATAGTAATATTGCCTCTTTTGAATACCCCTGTTCCTACAGTTGTATTCCTATTAGGAGGCCCTCCGCTAGTAGTTTTTGTTTCCTCAACAAATTTAGGTCTTCCAAAAGGTTGCTTTCCTCCATCAAGATATGATTCTATTAAATCAGATTTTCCTATTTCGTTTATATTATCCGGATTTTGAGCGTTTTCTCTTACTGCTTCGCCTATACCAGAACGTTTTACAACTATTCCTGCTAGTTTACTTAATTCGGCATCAAAATCCGCAGGAACATTACTATCTTCGTTGCCTGTGATGCTTTGATATAATTTTAATTTTTCTGCATCAGTAATTTCACGCTTCTCTCCCTCGCCTGCATTTAATTCAGGATTAGTTGTAGCTTTACTAACTTCTGTATCTTGTCCTAAAAGTTCTTCTTGGGCAGTAGACCGTTGCGTAGGAAAAGTAATAACGTATTCATCTACTGCTTTTACTTGTTCTTTCTCTAATTTTTTCTGTTCATACTCATTGAACGTAGACATCAAACTTTTAGCGCCGCTTTGTAACAATTCTTCTACTGTTCTTCCGGTAATGGTAATATCTGTTTTTATGCTTTGTACTTGATCTGATAATCCTTGCTCATGCCATGGTATAGCTCTAACATTATAAACACTTCCTCCTTCGGTAACATTAAAATCTATGTTTACTAATTTAATTGGGAATATCCTACGAAGATTAGGTTTAGAAATATAATTTCCATTATTATCCCATCCTTTAAATTCTAGTGTAATGACATACGGTGCCTCAAGATAATTTTTGTATTCTGCTTGTATAGCTGCAACCTGTAGTGTTTGTAAGAACATGCCCATTGATAACGGTTCAGTAACCTTAAAGTCAATTGAAACTGCATTAGTCTGTTTAGTTTTTGTGTTATTGCCAATAATTGCATTAGTCTCAAAATCATCAATATAATATTCTATACGTCCTTTTTTTTCAAAAATAGTTGTTGCTTTGCCTGGTAATCCACCACCCGATCTAGTAATCATTATCTCAGGATCTCTTACCCTGTATGTTTTATCTGGAAAATTAACTTCATAGGTATTCAATACCCCTAATCCAAGCACATAATTGTAACTTGCAAAGTCACGTAATTCGTTAGGAAAAGGAGGTCCGCTTGTGCTTGTTATTCCTATTATATCTTGAAACTTTGCCAATTCTGCGTTTTCGTATTGCAGTTGTGTTCTATAGTCTAAAGGTATTTTTAACTGCGGGTCTACTGCTGCAGATAGTTTATCGGTGAGAGCGCCATCGATTGAATCTGCAATAGCATTAACATTTATATTAGGTGAAGTAGTAAAAGCCTTGGCAACATTTCCGGCTGTAGACTCGGCAAAATCTTGTATAGACTTGCCAGCTTTTGTAGCCCTATCAATTAAGTTTTGCGGAGTTAATCTAGCCATTTAGATTCCTAGCAATCTTTTTAAATTGCCTCCTTTAGGTAAGAATATCTCAGTACCTGCTTCAAAATCGTAAATGGGATCTTTTATTGTGTTGATATTTCTTTGTGCAAAGACCCACCATAATTTATGATCTCCATATAAGTCATAGGCAAGTAAATCCGGCCTATGTGTATATTGCACTTGTATAACATACGGAATGTCATCTGACTCTGCAGGAATCGGACGTATTTTTAATATATCAAGATACTGTCCATTTTTGGTGTTAGTATCTTTCCACGGACTATTTGCTGTATATTTTGCCATTAAATAAATCCACCTTTACCAACATATCCACCTTTTACAAATTGGTCTAAACTAAATGACTCAACTGCACGTCTACTGTATATAGGCTGTACTGTTGCTTGAATATTACTACGTGTAGGAACCCAAGCACCATTTGGCCCATAACCTGGTACTTTGATATAATCTACATCAGATCCTAGTTCAATAGCAAAACTTTGCACTATAACCGGAACATCTTTAAAAACATAATCTCCATAACCATTAAGCCTTACAACAGGAGGAGGAGCACCTACATTACTAGTTCTACCATACGCCATTTTAGTAATACTTCTTAAATAATGAACAGCAGCAAGCCAGTATTGTCCTTCATAATTGTTCTCAACATAAAAATCTCCTACAATACTAAATGCATCCACTTTAGAATTTTGATATGCAAAGAAAGGATAATTACTATGAACCGGCTGTATCTGACTGTAATTAGCCGAATGTGTAATATAAACTTGCGGAGTATAAGGCCACACTAAACCATCGGTTTCAAAAAGTGGTCCTAACATAGATCCTCCTGCAAAGTTTTTAGGTAAGGATAATTTGACTCTCCAATCTGGATTTGCATCACCGCTAGTAGCACTTACAAATTCAAAATCTTCTGGTTCGGCATCTGGTAAAAGTCCAAAAGATCTAAGTGCTTTTCCAAATCCTGTAGATTGTACAAAATCTTCAACTCGTTGTTTTGCGCCCGCGGCTAGTCCTTTAATATTTTCAGAACCAGCAAACGCTTCGATTGATGCAGCAGGATCTAAAGAACTACGTGCATTTGCGGCTCTTTCTGCTATTTGTGCAGGATTTGGAGGTGTTCCTCTACCACTGTTTATTGGATTACCATTGCTATCAGTTATTGCCATAAAAAACTTCCTTTATTATAAAGTATTTAGTTGACTTTATTAACGTAGTAGTTTATAATAAGTATAATTAATCGGAGAACCTATGAGAAAAGTTAATTACTTAAACAACAAAGATATCTTAAGAGAAATACATAAATCGAAAGCTACTTTTTGTAGTTATGTAGATACAGACTATAATCAGTACGATGTGATTTTACCTAGTGTTGACAAAATAAACATTAGAACTATTGCAGAAGCAAAACGTAATAAAGCAAAAAGACTAAGTCAAGAAGCATTTGAACAAGCAAAGTTAGCCGGCAAAAAGGTTAAACAAGTTGATTGCGAAGTGGACTATAAAAAAATAACAAAAGAAGAACTCATTTTCCGTATTATGACATATGATCATATTCCCGAAGAGCCCGGACGTAAAAAAAATCCTAAAACAGTAGCAGACACAAGAGTAAAACTAAATTTTCCTCCATTCCAACATTACAAGTTTAATGAAAATGACGAAATAGTGTGTGTAGGAAAAAGTCATTGGGAAGGAGGCATGGAAAACGGTTCGTTTAGTTTAGATGGTGGAAAAGCTACAAATAAACTTGCAAATATGTGGTTAAAATTAGTAGATCGTTATGCCACAAGAGGAAATGTTAGAGGTTATACATATAATGACGAAATGAAAGGACAAGCAATCCTTCAATTATCGCAAATTGGTTTACAATTTGACGAATCTAAGTCTGACAATCCGTTTGCATATTATACCGCAGCAGTTACCAACTCGTTTGTACGTGTTATCAACATAGAGAAGCGTAATCAAAACATTAGAGACGATATTCTAGAAATAAATCATTTAAATCCTAGTTACACCAGACAACACCAGGGCGAATGGGAAGCACAAATGAAGAGAGAATCAGAAAAAAAATAGTTGACAAGTGTATTATTTTACTGTATAATATTACAACAATCAAAACTAAGGATTAAATATTGTTTAAGAAAGCAGCAGTTTTTACCGATATCCATTTAGGATTAAAAGGTAATAGTAAAATTCATAACGAAGATTGCGAAGAATTTGTAGATTGGTACATAGAACAAGCACAAGCTAACGGATGCGAAACTGGTATCTTCTGCGGTGACTGGCATCACAATAGAAATAGCCTAAACTTAACAACTATGGATTCAACTATCCGTAGTATGGAAAAACTTGGAAAAGCGTTTGAGAAGTTTTACTTCTTTGATGGTAATCATGACTTATATTACAAAGACAAGCGTGACGTTAATTCTACTGCGTTTGCAAAACATATTCCAGGAATAACATT